GCCCAGACGAACGGCGGGAGTGGCGGCCTGTGCGGTCGCGTCGTCGCCTTGGATGGCGGCGTTGGTCGCGGACGCGCTGGCCAGCGTATCGGTCAGCCACTCGTGCAGGGTGTTGGTCGCCTTCGACTTCTTGATGGCGGTCTGCAGGACGGTGGCTTCCGGGTCCACGTTGAAGACCATGTTGACGAGGTCTTCGCGGTTGCCGACGACGGAAACCGACTGGTAGGTATTGCTGGGTACGGACATGGGAGTGCTCCGGGATCAGGCTTGTTCAAAGAGAGCGGCCATCGCGTCCTCGTCCCCTTTGGCCGCACGGGCCTTGAGGTTCTGGATGCGCTGCGCCGGGGCGCCGAGTGGGGCTTTCGGGGATGCGTGCTGGAGCTTCGGCGCCTCGCGGACGCGCTGGCTCACGTTGGGCTGCTTCTGTGCGATCTGGTGGTACTTCGCGGCATCGCGCACGACGCGGAACACCACGGGATCGAGCTCGATCGCGTCGATGTTCTTGTCGTCGGCCCCGATGCTCTTGAGGTACGCGCGACCCTCGTTCAACGCACTCTGGTAGTTGACAGGGTCAGCCAGTTCAGGCAGTTGCGCCTTGATGGCGTCCATGGTCTTGGGCCGGGCTTGTTCCTTGAGCTGCGCAAGCGTCTGCTGGTAGCTCTGCGCTACTTGCTGCTTGTGCTGCTGCAGCCCTTGGAACGCGCCTTCCAGCTGCTGGAAAGCCTGCTGGTACTGCGCAAACAGCGAGGCGTGCTGAGCCGGGTCCTGCTGGGCGAGCTGCGCCCATGGAACCTGCTGGTACTGCTGCTGCAATTGCGCATGCTGTTGCCGAACGCCGGTTTCCTGCGCGTCGAGCGACTGCGTGGCGATCGCGACACGCTCCTGCCATACCTGGCGAGCCTGCTGCTGTTCGACTTCCCAAGCCTTTTGCTTCTCCGAAAGTTCGATGCTTTTCCGGTTGACGTGCCCTTCGAGCTGGTTGACCTTGATCAGGTCGGCAAGCGTCGCATCCTTTTCCTCGCCGTCGATCTTGAGCTTGACCTTCAGGCCCAGGATCGATTCCGGGTCTGCTTCAAGCTCGCGTATCAGGTCGTCGAGGTACTGGATGCTGCTTTCGCCGGCTGGATCGCCGTCGCCGTTCTCTTTTGGAGTCTCGGATTCAATGGACGCGTCCGCCTCGGCTTGGGGCGGATCGTCCTGCGCTGCTTCACCGCCTTCGGGCGGCAGTCCCTCCAACGCCGACGCCAGCGCGTTCTCGTCGAAGTCGGATGAAACGCCCAGGTCTTGGGTGGTTTCGATGGTCATGCGATAACCCTCGTTTTGGCCATAAAAAAGCCGCCTCAGTGGGCGGCTCGGGGAGAACTTGTCGGTGGGCTTAGCGCCGGAACATTCCGAACGCGCTTGTCTTCTGCTGCTCGATCAGGCGCATCTCGATGACCTTGGCGTCCTCGATGGCGCGCCGCAGGAACTGTTCAAACTGATGCTTGACCTGCTCGGCAAGGATCAGCTTCGTGTGGCCATCCGTATCGGTTGGCTTCACTTGCAGGCGCTGCCGGCGCAGGGATTCAGCGAGCGCGTTCATCGCTTCGTCGAAAAGCGGATTGTCGAGGATCATCCGGGCCTGATCGGCGCGGCGGATGGCGTCTTCACTGTCCATGGCTCATCCCCGCGGTTGCGCCGAGCGCGTTGACGAAGCTCTGCCGCTCCTGCGAGTCGTTCTGGGCCATGCCCTGAATGAACTGCATGATGGCCTCGGAGTGCTTTTGCGCATGGTTGAGGTAAGCGGCCACGTTCGAAGCATTGCCGTCCGCCTGCGCCTTCGCCAGCGCCGCATCCGTCCGCTGCTTCTCGATCGCCATCTTGTTGAGCATGTCCATGCTGTGCATGCGCGCCTCGGCCTGGATCTGAGCGAGGTCACTCTGCGCACCGATCTGTGCCTTCTGGATGTCGGCTTGCCCCCTGATCTGGGCGACCTGCACTGCCGGATTCGGCGGCTGCTGTTGCTTCTGCTGCATGGCCTGCTGGTACTGCGGCGACGCGGGATCGGTGAAGTACTTGTCCGGCGCCGGGAATCCAAGAATCTCGGCCATCTCCGACACGAGGTTGTAGACGTTGGCAGGCTGCACGATGCCCACCTGCGCCGCCTGCTGCTGCATCTGGCCGATCAGCATGAGGTTGCCGCGCATCTCGTCACGCGAGCCGGTGCCGAGCCCGACATTCACCGTGCAGCTGTAACGCTTGCGCCACGACGTCGGGTCGATGGGCGTCCACTGGTTGCGCAGCTTCAGCATCATCGGCTTGTCCTGATGCCGAATCAGCAGGTTGTGCATCAGGATGGCCATATCCTTCACGCCCTCGGCCAGCATGCGGCAGATCATCTCGACCTTGGCCGTCGCGGCGTTCATGGCGTTCGTGTACGCCTTGGCCGTGGTTTCCTGCAGCGTGTCAGGATCAAGGCCGGAGGTGGTGGCCGAGATGCCGGTACGCTGCGCCTTCATCTCGTCGGTGTAGTTGATGATCGGCAGTAGCTCGCCGGCAATCGACGGCATGTCGATGGGCTCGATCTGGCCAGCAGCCGGACCGCTCACACGCACGAAGCCACCCGGCTGCGACACGCTCAGGTCTTCAAGGTTCACGGTATCCACATTAACCGCGAGCCGACCCTGGTTGATGCGATACACGTTGTCGAGAGTCTGTCGGATCAGAGTCGTCTTGATGTCCTGCAGGTCCTTCAGCAAGTCGAAGTAGCTGATGCCGAGATGGCGATGCGGCATGCGGATCGGCACACAATGCGCGATCGGTACTTCCTCGATCGGCTTGTTCTCGACGATCTTGCCCGGCGCCTTGAGGATTCGCCGCAGCTCGGCATAGCCGTCGCCGTCGTAGTCGACGCGCATGTAGGCTTCCAGGCCTTCGACGATCTCCATGGACTTGTCGATGCCTGCATCATCCGACGACAGCTCGTCCATGCTGTCGGAACGCGCAATGGACTGAATGCCGATGCGCGGGCCGGTATCGGCAGCCTCGTCGGCCACGTCGTACCCGAGCTCCTTCCACTGGCTGCGCGTCTTGCGCACGATATGGGCGACGAACGGCGACTGCTGCAAGTCGTGCGTCGTCTGCGGCGAAATGCGCATGTCTTCGGTCGGGATGCACTCGGCGACGTAGCGGCCTTCCTTGCGCGTGCATTTGATACGCACGTCGAAAGTGACGTTCGGCACCATCTGGCCTGTCGTCGGGTCGGGCGCGAATCCATCCTTCTGTTCCTGAGCGATGATCTCGGCATCCTCGCCGCGCTGCTCGATCTGCTGGATGACGTAAGTCAGCGTCGTATCGTCGAGTCCCGTGTACGACTCGAAGCTCTCGCGATCAACTTCCTCGAACCAGACCTTCACGTATCCGTTCTTGAGGATCAGCGAATCCTTGAAGAAGTCGTGCAGCAGAATGACGCCGTTGTTCTGCTCCATGATTAGGTAATTGACCGCATCCGTGGCTTGCTTCGACTGCTGCTCGTCGTTCGGGTTTTCCGGCTCGAACCGCACGATCTCCTTGCTGCTAACGAACATCCGCATGATCTGCGGCATCGCCCATTCGATGGTGTCGCGCAGCTCCTGGCTGACGACCTGCGAGCGGCCCACCACTTCGTTCCCCAGCGGGCGTCCGTGGTAGTAATCCAGCGCCTGCGCGCGCTCCACATCGACGGCGCCGTACTGCGTGGTCGCGCCCGTCGTAGCGATGTTCGCCGCGCCGACGCTGGAGCCCATGGACGAACGCTCATGGGCGTTGACCAGGTTCAGCAGATCGCGGTCGTCCATTTGGCGCTTACTCGCGCTTGCCATCAGCCTTGTCCTTCAGGTGCAGCGTGCGATCACGCGCCTCTTCCAACTCCTTGACGCGCTCTTCGAGCGCCTCGATGCGCTTCACCGCGTCTTCGAGCTTCAGTTCTTGGGCGATGCTCATACGATGGCCATTTGAGGTTGCTTGAGGTCGCCCCACTTCTTGGTGGTGCGCTTTTCATAGTCGATAGCGATGGCGCCAAATGCATCGGCGCCGTGGCTTGACCAGTCGTGTTCAGGGCCTAAGCCGATGTTTCGCGCCCTGTCCTTTTTCTCGTGATACCAGCCGATCGCATCGCGTCCGGCTTTCGTGCCTTCGTCGTCGAAGTACACTTGCGGGAAAACGCTTCGCGCCTTCTCGATGCGCGTGATGGCTGCGCCCGCGCCGAGGTTGGGCTGCACCATGACCGTGAAGCCGGCGCGCTCAAGCTCGCTCTTGTAGCTGACGCGGTAGACCTTGTCCTTGTTGTCACCATCGTGCGGCAGCACGCAAATGGCCTTGTCGAAACCACTGCGCCGAAGCCAGCCGACATGCTCGCCAAGCTCCTGGCCAACCGCCTCGTAATACCGCAGGCAGCGAACCTCCTTGCCGACAAACTGGACGATCCAGATCGCGCAGGCATCTGCTTTGGCCCCTGTCCCGCCGATGTCCCAATAGGCGTAGATCGGAAGCAACGGATCGCGCCCCAACCTGCAGATGTGCCCTTGCGCACGACACTCTGCCAGTTGCCTTGCGTAGTAAGCGCCGGTGATGACCGACACATACGCGCCTTCCCAGATGTGGTCGTACTGATCCGCGTCGATGCGCAGACAGTCCTGCCGTTCCTGCTCAAGCTCGGGCGTGAACCATGGGTTATCGCGCCAGTTGGACGCGACGATCACGCTTCCCGTGGGCGTTTCCGGTCCGCGAAACAGCACATCCACAGCATCCGTTTTGCGCCGAGGATTCCAGCTGAACCAAAGCTCCGATCCATGCGCGCGAATCGTCGGGCGAAGCATGTTGAGCGAGCTCACCGACGCGCCCGTCGCTTCTTCCCACCAGGCACGCTTGAAGTGCTCTAGCGACTTGATGGACTCCGCCGTGTAGTCGCGCATGCCCTTGAAGATGATCAGGCCGTCTGCGGGCGTTGCAATGCAATCCTTGTAGACCTTGAATCCCTGGGCCTCTCCCACGCCCATCGCGGTCATTTTCGACTCGATCAGCGCCTTCGACGACTGCGTCAGGTCGCGCTGAACTTCGCGTAGACAGATGGATCGCAGTCCTTCGCTGCCGTTCTCGCCCGGGTGCGCGGCGGAGTCCTCGATCAGTTTCTCCGCGAAGAAGTGCGACTTGCCCGAACCGCGGCCACCGTAGGCAGCTTTGTAACGCGACGGTTGAAGCAACGGCTCAAAAACAGCCGCCGTATCAAGCGACAGCTTCACGGCGCACGCGGCTTCACGATGCGGCGCTCAATGACTGAGATCGCCAGCGGAGCGCCACCCTTTCCGACGAGTTCTTGCTGGATCTTCTCGCCGTAGCGCCGCGGATCCCACTTCGCCAGCAGCTTCAGATCGGTGTCGATGATCAGCTTGTCGCGCTGCGTGTCGCCAGTCGAGTCATTGATTCCACGAGCGGTTCCGCGAATGCGCCACGCGATGGTGTCGTAGCCCTCATCGCGCGACTCATCGAACTGCGCAGCGATTTCCTCGTCATCCTGCCGCCACTGGTTGACGGTGCGACGCGGTATGCCGATGTCGCGGCAGATCACTGCCAGCGGCTCGCCTTCACTCAGGCGCGCGCATATTTGCGGGACAAGCTTGTCCCGGTCGTAAAGTCGTGGTGCAGCCATGCTTGCATCGCCTCATGGGTAGATGCGGAGATCGATTAGTGATCGAACGTCTTCGCGTTCTCAGCGAAGTCGGCTTCCTCGCGGAGCTTCGGCGACTTGGATTTCGCCGCTTTCTTGAGCTTGGCCTGCGGGATCTTCTTGCCCTGTGGCACGCCGAGCTTCTTGTGCAGCAGACCCTTGTGGCTGGGCTTGATCGTGATGGCCATCATTCCTCCTCCGTGTTGGATTCATCCTTCGCGGGCGTGAAGAAGACCCGGCCGTTCGGCAACGCCGGAGACTGCGCATGAAAAGCACGCACCAGTGCAATCAGCTCGATCTGCACGTTGTG